GAAATAAGCCTTTGTTGGCTCATTTTCGTAGTCGTAACGGGTAAGTTCAAGGATTAGGACAGGAAAAATTTGACCGTCTATAATCCTATACTCGACTTGGTCGATATCTTGGCAGAAGGCACCATGACCCACCTTTCTGCGCCAATCAGTGTAATTAACGGAGCGGTCCTCCTTATCTCTTTTTCTTAAATTAGCCACCTAGCGGCTCCTTCGGCGACAGCTTTTGCTTCCCTTCGTCAGACTTCCCCATTGCGGATCATTGTGACCAAAGGGCGGGCATATCGTGATTTTATTATTTTTGAGCCATGCATCGCGAGCGGCTTCGTCCTGATCTTGAGTGGGATCACCGTTCTCTTTAACCCACGCCTCCATTTTCTTTTTTTGCAAGTACGTTTTATTCCAGCTTTTTCTTTCTTCCAAAGAGTTATGCCATCCGCCCTTCCCAGCCTGTCGGATGTGAAACGTCATATTTTTTCCTCTCTTTTCAATCGCTCTTTAACTTTTTCAGCAGCCACCTCGCCCAGTGTTTTGCCACTGGCGTATTTCGTGTGAGATAGCTCTTTTCTCAGAGCGGACAGTGCAGCTTCAATGCCATCGCCAAATTCATCAGTTTGCTTGGCAATATTTACTTTGCTATCTAGTTTGCTATCTAGGTAGAGCCTAACCGCCTCCCTTATCAGGGTCGGGGCGGATACCCTCATTTGTTTCGCTCTTTTTCTCACCGTCCCAATCATATCTTGGGTAAAGGTGAGGTTGTACGTCCTGCTTTTTTCGATTTTTAGGGGTCTCCCCCGCGCGCCGGTCATCTTCAACGACCTCTCTCAACTCTCGTAGTTTATTGCTAATGAAATCGCTTACCGCCGCATAACCCGCGATGTCCTCGTGCGAAGAGGACATCGGCTTGTGCTGACACCGGGCAAATTTTACCAGTGCCATCATCATGGATGCGTCGTATGGCGTGATTTCTGGCCCCCAGGTTCGGTTGGTTAACCAAACATTCCACAGGTCAGCTATGCGCATGTGATTTAAAGTGGGATCGCCATAGCTGGCGCTTCTATCGCCCGCCACAATCGCGGCCACACGATCAAGAAATGTTTTTAGCGCACTATTGTTTGTTGTCATCGCATCGCTCTCCTAACAGATGCCCCTTTTCAAACATTTTCTTAATCCGCATAAAATAGTCTGCGGTTTGCTCCTCTTCACCAATCTGTCGTCTTGAATCAATGCATAACAACTTCCTAAGTGCGTTTGCTGCCGATTCTTCGTTTAGTTCATTTGCGCACCCGCTCTTGATGAGCCACCCCTGAAATTTGGGATTTCGGCAAAGCATCCCAGCAGCTTGCACCAGCCGATTATTTTCAACCTGAAAGTGCGGAGGGATAATTTCAACATAATTTGATTTCATTTCCTCATCTTTCATTGTTTGCCGAATTAGAAAGGAATTTCATTATCCAGATCGGGAATTTTATCTGCTGGCGAAGGTGATAATTCGGGCCTTGGTTTCTCGTATGGCTCCGAACACCATGCGGATAGATACTCTCCAGCTTTCGCTGAAGTCCTGATGGTTGCGGCAAATCCGATACTGACTTTGCCATACGAGTCTTCGTTTGCATTTTCAAATGCTCTCTTCAAATATTGCATAAGAGCATTTGCCTCAGCCTTGGTAAACCCGAGTTTACCCGTTAAATCTGGGGCATTGTCATAGGCTTTGGGGCTTCTTGCTGCCTCAAAATTTAATTTGTCGAGCTTACCCTTGTTTCTAAACAGAACTCCTGAGCCAAAAGTTGGATTTTTTGCCATTTCTCTCTCCTATATTTCAATTGTTTGACGCCAGATATTCCCACGGTTCGCTGTCGCCTTTGCGTCTTTGAACATCCCAAGGATCGTGGCGTGGGTTTCGGGGCTTGAAGCCATGATTTTCTCGAATGACGCAACATTGGTTCGCCAAAATCCACCAATGGATGACACCACCTTTTTCTTATCAGTCCCCAAATCTCCATCATTTATGCGGGGCATGAATGTTTCGATGACCTTCAACACCAAATCGTAGTCACCTTCTTCGGTAGGCGCGGCGAGAACCATCTTCCCGTCTTTTTCAGCGACAGGTTTTTCTGGATGACCCAGAAATGCTTCGCGCCACTCTGCTATGGATTTTTGTTTTGCCTGTTCTTCGGCATCTTTTTGGGATTTTCCAGCATCGAACTGAATGATTGCAGCCCGTTCCTCCTCATCGTCGCTTAAACCTGCTAGAGGGGCTGGCTTTTCGTCTTCTGTGTTGGCTACGGGCTTATCCTCATCAGGAGGCAAGTCCTCACCCGCATAGAGATAAGACGCAAGCCCGTGAAATGCGATTGCTTTGACTAGGCATCTTTGGAGCGCCGTGTTCACTTCCATTGAATCGGGCTTCTGGATGCTCTTGTTGTAGTGGTTGGTGACTGGATATGTCTCTGTTATCGGCTGTCCATCCACCGTTACCGTTACCCTGACATAGGCGTTGCCCTGCTTGTCCATCGCATAAGGCAGTGAATAGGACGGGTCACCCATGTCAAACCAGTGCTTTTGAAAAGTTGCGTCTGGGCAGTGTTCTTTCAAGGTTGCCCACGCCCATGCCCACGAAAGATAATTAAAGCTACCCTTTTTATCGACATGCTTAGAGCAATCTATTTTAGAGAGCTTGCTCCACAGGCTCTCGGTCTTCTTAGTTGTCATTTTTTCACCTCTTCGTTGTATTGGCTGCAAAAATCTGCAACTCGACAGTAATTATTTTCACATCTGGTGTATGTTTTAGGTCTCTCGATCAGCACCCTATCCTCTGTTTCGCCAGCAAATACTTGTGCCTCTGTTTTATCGGCAAACAATTTGAGCGCACGTTTGTTTTGTCCCTTGTGAACAGCATAAATCGCTGGCTTCATCCACCGTTCTTCATCGGTGCAAGGGGGCGTCTCTTCAAACTCAGCGCTCATCTGAGCGTGGTTATGCAGACGCACACGCTCTTCAACATATGCGTCTTGCTCTTCATCACTCCATAGCTTAACGGGGATTTCCATAATGGGGGCTGGGGGATACTCAGCACGACGATCTGCGTCTCCCTGCTTCCAGTCGCGTAACACCGCAATGACACTGGCGCTCTTTACGTTCAGCCGCTTAATGCGGCGAACAAGATAGGCATATATATTGAGTTGCCTCTCCCATTCCTTTTTAGGCTCTCGCACCGCATACACTGAGGTAGACTTGTAATCTTTCAAATCAACTTCATTGTCGGTTTCAAACTGGTAGTCAATTGCACCGCTGATGAGGGTATTACCCACCGTGTGAGATAGCCTTTCTTCGGCGACATATGCGTTACTCGCTGCCCGTTCAAATATCTCGTGAATGGCGGTGCCTAAAACGAGCCACATTCTGCCACTAACATCTTCGGTTAGCTCATGGCCGTGTTCCTGTTTAAGTAGACTGATTTGAGGGGAGTCGATGAGGGTGGTGACCCTCAGCCCTTCGACTGGCGCGTCTCCCTTATCGTAGGACGTAAGGGCTTTAACGACTGGGTTTGGTAAATTATATTTGTTTGTGTATATTGTCATAATGGCAATATAAAGATTCGTTCCACAAATGGCAATAGAGAACATTTTAGATAATATTATTAATGATTTAGACTGGGATATCGAGATGATAATCCAGGGAGAACCTGCCTCGAAGGCAAATAGCCGTCGATTGGTGCGGAAACGGGTGGGGAACAAATCCCGAGTCATCAGCATCAAATCCGAAAAGGCGCTCGCCTACGAAAAAGCATTTGCCATCCAATGTTTGAAGCTCGACCCGTTGATTGGAGATGATGTCTTGTTGTATTGTAAAATTTTTTACGCTTCGAGGCGTCCTGACCTTGATGAAAGTTTGATCATGGATGGTCTTCAGGGGGCAGTTATCAAAAACGACAGGCAAATCAAGGGAAAGATAATCAACCATGCGCTGGATTCGAAAAACCCCCGAGCTGAGATCAGAATTAAAAAAATTGCCTGAAGCCATGTTGTGGAAGATGGTTGTGTGGCGCGCACTGCGT